AACAGCTAATCTGGTGTGGAATCCATCGCAGGTTTGGGCATTTTCCTGCCGTGATAGCCGGTAGTCCTCCTATAGATCGCTCACTTAATTGTGGGCGGTCTTTTTATTGCAATGAAAAAGGGCGCATGATCTTGCGCCCAATTTCAGAAAGGAGTGGTAGATAATGGAAAAATAAAACCAAAAGCAATTATGACCTCTATACATTATAGCATCTGTACTAATCATATTCAACATGACGGATAGATAAAGTTAGTACAGGATTTCAATAGGCAACCCATCTTCGTTGACTTTGACTTCTTTCAATAGCTTATGCCAGAATGACCGCTTGTGTTCATCATCCAACATATTATATACATCTTTCCAATCTTTGGTGAACACGTTGACAGGCTCTTTCGGCTCTTTGGATAGTTCTGCTATCTTCCTTTGCAGTTCGGCAGATTTCTCCTTGTATTCTGATTCGGGCATATTGCCCATAAGGTAGATGTCATTCAACCGTTTCAGCCTGTCTCTGTACTTCTTTGGGTTCTCTTTCTTCTGCTTTGGTCTTTGCGTTACCTTTACTTCAAAGTCAGATTCTATGTTATCAAGCAACCAACTTTCTAATTTCTTTTCGCTAACATTATGCGACATAGGGCAGGTGTCATAGTAATGTCTTGGACATCTGTACCTTTTCGATGAACCATCGCACACACCGCCTAACCGCCTACCGCAACAAGGACATTTAAGAAGACCGCTGAACAGGTAAACCCTTGCCTTGGATGAATGCTTGATGTTTCTCTTTACCTGTTCCTGTAGTTCATCCCATTCGGATGGTGTCAGAAGTGGCTCACAATAGCTATAATTCGACCTGTAAAAGCCTTTCAACAAAGGATTGGTAAATAGCTTGATTAGCCTTGTATGATTAAAATTAAGGGCATATTTTTCGTTGAGATAGCGTGTAGTAGCGTGTGCTGATCCATTCAACAAGTAATGGTCAATGGCTTCTTTCACTATCTTTATGTCATCAGAAAAGACCACTTTCTTGTCCTCTATCTTATAGCCAAAAGGAACTGTACCGCCTAATACTCTGCCCTGCATCACTAATTGGTTCTGCACATCCTTTATTCTTTCAGAAGTTCTGTCAGCTTCATCCTGCGCTATGGACAATTTGATATTAACGTATAGTCTTCCAGAAGCCGTTGAGGTGTCATATTCTTCATTTATAGCTTTCCAATTTACCTTGTATCTATCTAATATATCCTGTACCTTGTAATACTCTTTGATGTTTCTAAACCACCTGTCAAGTTTAGTGAAAAGTATAATGTTAGGCTTCACGGCTTCAAGATCCTGTAGAAGCTGAACCATTGCCGGTCTTTTCGTGTATGGCTTTCTACCGCTTATGCCCTCATCTCGATACACGCCCAAAATGACATGGTTGTTTCTCTCGCAGAATTCCTTTAAGGCTTCATCCTGTGCATCCAAAGAATAACCATGCTTGACCTGTTCTTCGCTTGACACTCTCTCATACAGAAATGCTCTCATTTCTTTATTTCCTCTATCAGCCGGTCTAACTCTTCGTCCGACATCTGCATAGCGTACATCATTAATCTCATTAGCCTTGGATTCTCGTTGATCTGCTCCGCTATGATGTCTTGCGGTGCATATTCAACAGGCTTGCTGTGGTCTGTAGTTAGGTCTTCCACAGAGCAATGCAGGAACAGGCAAATCTTGTCAATCATCTTTGCTCTTGGCATTGCTTCACCATTACACCAATAAGATACAGTGGCGGTAGTTGCGCCTGTAAATTTTGCCAAGTCAGCTTGCTTCTTATTCCTTGCTATGAGCAAGTTGCGGAGATTGTCTCCGAAAATTTCTTTCGTGGTTCTCATAGTGTGTTTTCCCCTTTCTTGGTAAATATAACTTAACAGATGAATGTACATTGTTCAATACAACATTAATAAAATTAAAGTTATTTTTAGGAAACCTATTGACATATTAAGATAGATTTAGTACAATCACATTGTAAGATAAAGGAGTTAAGTAAAGGAGATAGACATGACAACTACAGATCTGATGATGAAAGTAAAGGAAATGCTTAACGAAGATGGTTTTGCAACAAAGCCTGCATACCGCTGTGATGATTACTCATACATGGGTCATGCAACAAAAGACGGCAGGACAGAAATCAGAGAATATACAAAATACGGAATAACTTCTGAAGGTACGTTCGGTGATGAAATCCTGTTCAATGTTGTAGCCAGAAGGAATGATGCTGACAGAGACATAAGCGTAGACATCAAGTTAATTCATTGGGAAGAATCAAGTGGCAAGACAATAGCAAAACAGAGGGTAAATATAAACATGAGCGACAAGCAAATCAGAAACAGAGTCAGCAAGATTATAACTGAATGGAACGCAAGATAAGCACAGCACCTTGGCGGTGGGACGGCCAAACCGCAGAAAGGAGATAGTAATGAACATCAGCAACATTCTGGAAATGAGATCAGATTACAATGACATCTATACAAGATGCTCATTGTGCAGAGAAATGCCGACAGTAGACGAAAGGAGAAAAGAAGCCGGTAGAATCTGCAAGGATTTCAACATCGTATTTGAAAGATACGCAGTAGTAGACCTCATTGGAAAAGAATTTCTGAAGAGAGCATAGAAAGGAGTCGATATGGTATTCGATATAACAAGTGAGGTAATTGTGAAAGGCATCGGCAAGATACACCACCGGCACACACAAGAGTTTGCGGATGATAGCAATGTGTTTGGCAGGGTGCTTGAATATCATCAGTACATGTACAAGACATTTCCTAAATGCAAATTCAAACTTGTAAAAGCCGAAAGGAGATAGACATGAAAGAATACAGATTAGCCTGTTCAAGAGATGAACACCACAACCGCACAGGCAAGGAGTATCACTACGAAACCATATACCCTACATGCGCGTGGGGGTTAATGAACAAAATCTATGACAACAAGGAAGATGCAAAGCAAGGTCTGAAGATCGCTAAAAAGAAATGTGCGAAGTTGGACGAAGCAACCAACAACGACATGAGAGACACCATCAGAGTAAGACAATACAACTTCCGCATTCTGGAACGAGAAATCGGTGAATGGAAGTAGAAAGGAGCAACATGAGATACCGAACAAAGTACACACTTAAACAGTGGAGAGCCGTGAGAGGTCTGACACAGAAAGAAGCATCAGACCTCATAGGTGTAACCGAACAGACCATACTTGCATGGGAAAAGGGCAAGTCGAAGCCGAACGCAAGCAAGATACCGGCAATAGAAAAGGCGTATGACATCAAGTGGTCTGATGATGTAATTTTAATGCCATGAACGCTAAATCTAACTTAACAGAAATGCAGGTAAAAATTAGTAACCTGCTACAAGACCTGTTATCAGATCAGACAGGAAAGGAAGTGGAAATATGCTTAAGAGAATCGCAGGAGTAGTTCTTATAGAACTGATGTGGACAGCATTAGCGGTAGGGATGCTGATAGCGGTGGCAATGAGTTAGAAAGGAGATGGAAATGGGAAAGATAAATTCAGCAACAGCGTGTGACTTCATTAACAGCCTTGGCACGATCTATGATGCGTGTAACTTCATACAGGATGCAGGTGGGTGCAGTGCTTGCCCAATCAAACACGTTTGTCTGGGCGAAACAGCGGTAGCAGATTTTGCAAACTTCTGCACAAAGGGTTCTCTCAAAGAATTCCTTGACTTCGCTGACGATGTAGAAAACTACGCTAATGAACAGGATATGGATAACTACCACGATTGGCTGAACGCAGAAAGGGATAGAGAATTATGGGCAGATTAGACACTTTGGAAGAAATGGTAAGAGAGGTTCTTAAGAAAGACCCTAAAGCAAGAGATGATGACCGAATCCTTACACTTGATGTATGGGTGAACATCTTCAAGGTCAATCCTTGGTCACCTGTGGCAGATGTAATGAGAAACAAAGACCTGCCATCACAGGAATCACTTGGCAGAGTCAGAAGAAAAATTCAGATGAAAGATGAATCCTTAAGAGGTTCAAAGCACAAAGAAAAGGTGCGTATGGATGCACAGGCAGATTACATAGCTTATGCCAATGGTGCGACAAATAACGGACAGGTGAATCAGTAAAATATGAACAGGAGTCAAGAAAGGAGAAAGATAATGGCATTTAAATTTGAGATAGTTAAGCACCTTGGAATCATATCAGAACGCATTGACCATGAAAGCCACAAGTGGACAAAGGAAGTGAACTTGGTTTCATGGAATGGCAGAGATCCTAAACTCGATATAAGAGAGTGGGATGAAAATCATATCAGAATGTCAAAAGGCATGACCCTCACAGATTCAGAAGCAGAGCAGATATGCATGATCCTGCACAACTACATGAGAGAAAGGAGCAAGTAATGAGAAACCTAAAAGCAGATGAAATCGAAGTGCGTGTAGGCACAGTAGGTCAGAAAGGGGTATCAATGCTTCTGTACAAGAACGCAAGGGTGGACAGGGCGATACTCGATGAAGAATATGGAGCAATGAATTGGTCTTGCCGGTATTCAGAGCATAAAGGAAATCTGTTCTGCTCGATAGGTGTTTATGACACCGACAAGAAAGA